TTGATGAAAGAACTGTGCATAGAACGCCTTAACAGATTCTCCCATGCTCTGCTTGATTTCACCAGAGGACATACCAGCCGCTAATTGATCCGCTCCCTTTTCCATCAATTCCAGCAGACCAAAGGTGTAGTCAGTCTCACTCAATTTTCCTTCACTTTCCCGGAGCAACTCATTACTTCCTTTTACAATGGCGTCATCAAACCTTTCAAATGCATTGGATATTGCCTTGTCATATCTGTCTGTTGCACGCTCCAGTTCGTCTGTGTACCCTTTTACTTTAAACTCAGAAGCTTTTGCCCTGGCAACTTTTTCAGTTGCCTCTGCAATTTTTTCTGTTGTGGATAACTCCTCTTCCAGGTTGTCCAAGTATGCCCCGTACTTTCGAACTACTTCATCTTTGGCACGCTGCCAATCCTTGGTTCCCTTCTCTGCATTTTTGAGACGCTGAAAAACATTATACACGGCAGCCGCTTCTTTTTTGGCGTTAGCCTCCACCTCCAATGACGCCTTGGCCGACTCTCTTGCGAGGGCAGCAGCAGATTTATGCTTGCGGATATAATTAGCAATTGCCATAGTCAATGTGATAATGGCCGCGGCAGCTGCAATATACGGACCCAATGAAGATTTTATAAGGGTGATTATCCTGGAAAGAACAACCAGGAATGGTCCCATGGCCGCAGTGATCTTCAACATGTTGATCCGGAACTTGGATTGCTGTTCCGTAAACGTGGACCACCGTTTGGACATTTCTGTTAGCCGATCGTTTAATCGAGCCAGCCACTTTACAATTAGAGGTTTCATTGCCTCCCCTATACTCACCAACGTGGCTTTTAGAGTGGCCATAGCCACGTTCAGTTTTTGTTGGGTAGTACCCTGCACCTCTTCAAAGGCACGCTCCAGGGAACCGGCAGAGTTCTTTAGGGCTTCAAAGATCTGCGTATTATACTCCACGTTTTTCCCAAGCAAGTCAAGCACCCCCATCAGAGCCCGTATATTTGGGAAGATATCTGCCAGGGCTTCTTCATTTCCTATAGTAGCTTTCCGGAGATCCAACAGTGCCTGAATCAAACCCTCCTCCCGGATGGTTTTACGGAAATCCGATGCGCTCATGCTGTATCGTGCCAATGCTTTTTGTGTGGCCTCAGAGGGAGAGGCCATGGTGGACAGGATGGCTTTTAGCTGTGTAGCAGCTACCCTGGCGTTAGTACCTGTACGGGTCATCCCGGCAAAGGCAGCACCCACCTGGTCAAAGGTCACCCCAAATTCAGAAGCAATAGGAAGCACAAATCCCATGGCACCGGCCAGTTCTGTAGCCTCTGCCTTTCCTTCTCGTACTGCAGCTACTAGGATATCGGTAGCCATAGCCGCACTCAGGTTCTCCTTGCCGTAAGCATTCATAGCAGAAGTGACCAGGTCTGCGACCGTTTTCGTTTCACCCAATCCAGCAGCGGAAGCCTTGGCCGCCATCTCCAGGACCTCCATGGCCTCAGCCCCACGGATCCCAGCAGATGTTACAAAGTACAACGCATCCGCAAGCTCTTCCGGACCTCGACCGGTTACGGATGCCATTTTTAGTACCTCCTTGGTCCACTCTTCAACCACATCCCTTGATACACCCACCAGACCAATGATCTTGGTCATGGAGGCTTCAAAGTTCTTCTGGGTGTTTACCGCTGCGGCTCCGGCCAGAGCCATTGGTATGGTCACAAACCTGGTCATGGTACGGCCCACCATCATGAACCCCATATTGACCGCTGCCAACTTCTTTTGGGCATCGTTCATTCCCTTCATAAAAGGCATGGTGTTTAAACCTAGTGTTGCCACCAGTTGACCAACGTTACCTATTGCACCTAATCCTGCCATGATTATTTCTTTTTAAATATCGGTGGAGTAGTACGTTGAGTCCTCTCCACCTGTTTGTTGTGTGCTCCTGCTATACTCAACAATATTGCCTTTTGCTCTTCTACAGATTGTTTTTTCTCAGGCTCCTTTGAACTCTTAACAATCCCCCCTTCCTCAAAGCCAAAACGATGCAGATCCTGAACGTTCCGAATAATATACTGCTGTGTCCGGCCGATCTGATGATTTATCTGTAACCATGCATTAAATCTGGACACAACAAGATCTTGCTGGAACTGCATCTCCCGCTGCTCTCCTAAACCTTTGTAGGCATAGTAAAGCTCAATCGGAGACATGTCGTAAAACTCTTCAGACGAAATGCCAAGTGCGGCCATTGCTGCACCACACATCTCATTGAAGTTTATTTCTTTTTCTTTTTTGCCTCCACCTCCCCCATCATCTTTGCCAATTCATCCTGGGGGAAGAAATTAGCTACCTTGTCAATGAACTCCATAAAACAATCGTCCAAGACGTCTTCCATATCCTCCATCTTGAACGGAAATTCTACACCCTCACGTTTATGTCCCTGCTTCAGAGAGTAAAACAAGAGAGGTTCAAATGCATCCCAATTATCATCTATCTTCTCAATGTCGATACCGTGCTCCGTACGCAACATCTTAAGGGCATAATACCCCACCTTGATTGGGATCTTCTTATCTCTGTATGTTACAAATTCAACTGCCATGATTATCAGTTTTTTAAAAGTTAAAAATCCAACCTGTGATTAAGGCTGGTGGTATTAAGCAAATGCGGACGCCAGCCCGGAACTTGCTCCACTGTTGACCACTACTTGTCCGGTCAGCTTGATTGTTACTGACGTAGTGATTTTGTCATCAGGAGAGATTTCCATAGGCAATTCAGTGACCAGCCCCTCAAATTCCAGGGAAGTACTTTCTGCATCCGGAAGAACGATTTCATAGTTGCCAGCGGCAGAGCCATCAAAGTCCTCCTTCATGAGATCATACGTTGTCCTGGTGAAGTTCATGGTCAGGTTGAGCGTTCCAGCATCGCGGAATCCAGTGATGAACTCTCGATAGCCTCCAGTGGAGTCCAAAGAGGTTACATCAATGGTGTCCTTCGTCATCGAAGGTCCAGAAATGGAATTTACCTCAGCGATGTTGCTCCAGTCAGAGCCGCCAGGATTCCACCTTCTGAAGATCGTGCCGACACCGGCTACTGCTTGTGATGCCATAACTTATCTCCTTTTAATGTTTAGATTAATAATAAATATTGCATTTCCGTTTTCATCCCACGACAAAAAGGCAGGTTCCCCCGTTGCCAGAATGAAAGTATATAGAGTGCCATTCCACGTTTCTTGCGCCCGAGCGTGGAGATGGTCCATTATATTCCGTGCCAACACTAGCCCCTCATCATATTTGCGATTACGAACCTGTATTTGTACGGAACTGTTGTAAACCAGCGTGCCTATTTCCAGAGTGGGTTCCGGTGGATACCCCTCATAATCGAACAAAGTCACACTGTTATCTGCGCCTTTCGGTGTTCTACCGATCCACAGATTACTTGCAAATGAAAGCCCTAATGTGCTCTCACTCTCAAGCATATCTTTAATATCTTCTGAAGCAGCGTTCATTATACACCCTCCTTTGTTTTTTTCTGCATTTCAGCTACCAGGATCCTGAACATTGCTGTTTGCTTTCTTTTCATATGCGTCTCCAAAAATTTGGGTCCTGCACCAGGTCTGGGAACATACCAACGTTTTCTACCCTTTCCAGGGCCGTACCGCCACCTGGGAGTAGTAAAATCAGCCCCCACCATTTCATGTACGTATAAGGCATAATTTGCACTAAAACCAAAGATGGCCCCGTATGAATTCCCTGCCCGAACGATTGTCTGGAACCAACTGGCTCTCAAATTCCCTGTATCTACAGGAATCTTTGGACGTTCCTCTTCCATGGCGGTTCTGATCAGAATCATAATTTTCTTTAGAGATTGTTTACCACCTAATTTGTATTTCTCAAAATACTTCTCCAGGTTAGCAGTCACCTCCTGTATGCCATCGATCCTGATGCCACTCTCGTATCCGGTGATACGCCTATGTCTCCGTGGGCTTATTCTTGCCATCTATTTTATATAAGGAGGCCTTAACTCCTTTGATATGTTCAAATATGCTTTGTATAATTTCACGTTCGCACTGCCCAACCTGGGAACCACTTCATTGGCCAGGACCACCATCGCATCATCCAACTCCTTTGGATCCATGGGACTGTCCATTCCCTCAATCACCGAGTCATCCAGAGTACCTACATAAATGTACCCACCACGGTCCAATCGTTGACCAGTGTATGCAGCGGCCCGGGCTATGATCTCCTCATCCATGGTCGATTGGATTACTTCTGTCACCTCCTCCACCCGGGCCTTTAGCTCAACTGGATCTGCATATGTGTATCCCCCGTATCCATCAGGAGAAGGACTTGCCCAATACACAATGGTCTGGACCAAATGCTTTTGTACGAAACCTGGTAAACTCATTCGTCAAAACTTGTTATTGCTTTAAATGTTATCCTTTTCTTTCCCGTATTGGCCAGTTCACCAGTTGAATCCAACTGTAGAACCATCTGTCCGTAGGGTGTAGCCTTTAATCCCTCTCCAAATTCACCCGCATAGGTAATCTCTGCATCACCCAACCTTTCCTTGGTACCAACCCGTTCCTTGGTGATGGAGATTAAATGGGCTGTAAGCCATCTCTCAACCTCCTTTAACCGAGATGCACTAAGAAGAGTGGAATCCAAATCATCCACCATGCTACTGGCAATCTCAATGAAAGCCTCAATGGCTGAATCAGTGAGTGCGCTGCCATCCGGCAGGATCTCCATTATGTCTGATGCACTTGTTCTTATTGCCATGTTTTATGTTATTTTTTGTTTCTCGCTTTCCAGATCTTGGGCTCAATAAAATTCATGATCTTCGTCAGATCAGGTTCCAGTCCCAACCACTCCAGCATCTCCTTCATTTGAGCGTAATTCCCTTCCACCATTCGTTCTGGCCATACCTGTTTGCAATTAAGCCCTTCCCGGATCATCTCCTCAAATCTCTTTTCATGCTCATGTACCCACCATAACCAGCCGTCATATTCTGTCTTCACACCAACGGCCTTCTTGTTTGCCGGAGAACTGAATGCACGCATGAAGCCGGTCCGCATGCAGGAGTTAATGATATCAGGAGTTTTCCTACGTACAATTATCCACTTGGCATCCGGGAACGCATAATGCCATACCGGCCAGTGCTGACACATCTTGGCTCCTTTATAGAACCAGGGAGCTCCTCCTGGATACCCTTCTTTCTTAATGACATCCTCTACCCTTCGTTGCCAATTTGATGGAATAGGAAGATCCTCCACGTTGGGCAGTGGATACTGTCCTAAAGGATCCACGTTGAGATCTCGATAGTAAGGTTTCACAATACCATTTACAATGGAGGCATTCTCAAACATTCCTTTTGGGTTGTTCGGATTGGGGCCCCGCATGTTTCCTCCGAAAGCCCCGGATAAATGAATCACGCCAGCTACCATGCTGGTACCACTTCTGGCGCATCCTGTGATTAGGATAGGTGATTTCATAGTACAGGTTGTTTTACCTGGGGATTGTTTCCTCCCAGTCTTGATTTAACAATAAACTCAGATAAGTCTTGCGGCAACTTCCTTATGATTACAAAGGCGAAGTCATCCGGCAAAAGCTGGAACCAGTCGGGAAAACGATAATACTTGTTACCATCTTCCGTGACTACTTCCTCTGCATATTTCAGCAGATTATATAGCTCTATGTTCTTACCTATGTTGATATTTTCTAACATACAATTTAGCTTCTTTTTCATGCTGATTTCGAAGATCCATCTGTTTGGATGTTCCCCGCATTGGCGTTACAATATCCACCCCCTTCAGCAAGTAAGGAGATAGCCTGTCATATAAAAAAGAGTCCCCGAACCACACCTGCAGTGCACTTGGGATAGGGATGTATGAATCCTTAAACACAGCCATGAAAACTCCGAAACCGTATTCCCTATCTCCAGTCGCAACCTCAACTGCCAATGGTTCCAGGGGACTCTCTCTTCTTTGTTCAAAACAGCTTTTAGAGGGACCTATGATCATTCCCTCCTTCAAGGTGTCCAGTAATAAATTAAGAACAGCATCTAGCGACTCTATAAAAATATCATCATTTGCAATTAGTACCCTATCATATTTAGCAGACACCACACCCAGGTTCCAGGAAGGATTTACAAATAAGTTAGTACCATCATTAAGTATCTGGACTTTACCATGTTCCACAATTGAAGTATCCATGATATTGTCATTATTAATAATTAGTACCTCTCCTATTACTGAAGATCTGTTGTACTTACTCAACATCTGCCCCAACATCACTGGATGCCTCCACATGGTTGGTATGACTACTGAAAACTTCATAATTTCACAATCACCTCTTTGTTGTTTCTGTCCTTCCACTGTATTAACGGCCTACCAAAATCAGATTCTGTATGGACCGCTTTCCCTTTCCTGTCCAACCACCTTGCCGCCAAGTCTCCTCTGCGATCCGGCCATCTGTACAATGAATAATAATCACATTTCCTCTCCCACTCCTCTACGGATATAGCTTTTCCGTAATGCTTCACGAAACCACCAAACACTGGAGGACCGGCAAACCCCCTAGGAATACGTTGTGTAAACTTCAGGGTGGGTAATACTCTGAACAGCATCGGTATATCCCGATATTCCGGACCCATCCACTGCCGATCCAGGTAGGTCTTGTCCTGATCTTCAGGAGTGATATAGAAATCAAAGAGCCGGAAGGCGTAGGATCCTATACCAAACAACATCTTCCTGGAGAGTCCTTCAATGTACTCGTCAGCGTCAAAGCAATAAATCCATTCCGCACCACCTTTGACGGCAGCTAAAGTTGGTGCCTGTCGCATGTATCCTTCTGCCAGTGCCCTTTCCTTTGTATTAGTACTCCAGGTGGTCCTGTTCCGGATCACGTCCACCACTGCCGGATGGTTCTCACAGATCTCCACGGTGTTGTCCTCAGAAGCATCATCATATACATAGATTTCGTCCACAAACTGGGCTACATGATCCAATGTGTTCTGAAGGATGTCCTCCTCATTCCGTACCCGTGTTATACCTGCTAATTTCATCTCACTAAATCAAGATATTTTTGTACCTGGTTCTTAATATTCAAATGCTTCATTGCAAACTCTCTCAATAGCTCTCCATTAAAACTGTCATACCGCGCCATTTCCCCCTTCAGGATCTCAGCGTTAAATATTTTTTTCGTGTATCGTCCGCTACAGTTGTTCTTCATGTACAAGGGAAATACTTCCGGGGTGACATACCCGTCTCCGATTGCCTCTTTACCCATGTATGGACGGTAGTCAAAGATCACCACGTTCCTGCCACAGGCGGCAGCTTCATATACTCCACGACCCAGGCTGATCACCATGTCGGCCTGGTTGATTAGGTACTCAACCTCCCAAACAGCTGACTTGTATTTGTTCAACACTTGTAAAGTACATCCAAGCATATCACAAGCTTCATGAATCATCTGATTTGCCTCATCACTGTGGGCCAGAGAAAGTACAAACTGCAAATCATCCCGGGTATCGTTGGTCATTGGGTAAAAACGATCACAATCTACTCCATTGTAAATCACTGATGCTGAGTACCCCTGATTCTTTAATCCTTCAGCCACTTCATCACTCACAGCAACGTACGCATCCATTCCCGGCACCGGCCTTTCCAGGGGGTGATGTACGCCATGGCATGTCTGTATTTTAAATCCCTGTACGTTCCTGGCCAATTCAATGCTTGTTTTGTGTGACAGTAATACCAGATCATAACCGGCAGTAGTTGGCCTGAACCTGGTGATCACACCAAAATCATCCTTGATGCGGTTAGAAACTATCCCTGGCATTCCGGAAGCTATGCAATCCACCTGGTGTCCTTGGCGAACCAATTCTCCCACTAAGGCGTACGTATACGTCTCACTTCCACCTAGCTTTGCTAGTTTATTATTTCCTACCAATATCTTCATAACGTGCAACTTCCCACGGTCTTGGTTTTCCGTGGAAACAAACTACTCTGGGACGGGTCCCATTCAACAACCCAATCTGAACGTGCCGCTTATAACTCACCACACCGGTCACCAAGTCCTGCCAGTATACATGAGTTTTGTTGTGTGAAGCCATGATGTAACTCATGTAGTCTTGATCACCTTTACATTTCTGTGTATGGTGATTATACTTAAAATCCTCATAAATAAAATCATAGGTGCCATCGGCATCCCAAGCCATCAACCCGGAAGCAAAATAACCATCCCACAAGGCCCGGATAGGATTAAATGGACGCAGCCCTATAAAAGGATCAGGTTGCTGCAGCAGATCTGTAATATTTTCCAGGATGATTGTATCAAGATCCACATACAAAACTCTTTCATTAAACAAGCCTGGCCGGAAGAGCTCAATTTTGCTCCACCATTTCCTCCAATTATGTTTTAGAGGCTCTATATCCCCATGAGAGATGCCAGGAACTGTCGTATTGGTGAGGCACACAAATTGGAAAGGGATAGAAATGTTTGCACGGAGCATATCCCGCAGTGTTGCTACCCACCATTCGGGAAACACTGTTTTGTTTGGTCCTTTCCAATATACACAAGCGACTATCATAACTTACCGTATTCTAAGGCCTCTTTCAATGTTATCTTTTTAAACTCTTTGATGGCACTGGTCATGCTCACATTCAATATTTCAATACCCAACTCTCCGGCATCCCGTGCTATGGCTGAAAAACATTGCAAATGTCTTCTGAACGGCAAATGTCTATGATCTTTCGGTCCCTTCTTTGCCGCTGAGTTGTATGCAGAATGCCAGTGTTGGTAGTGACCTTTGCCCAAGTTCATGTCAAACCCAAGCAAAAAGATCCTTTTGGCTCCTAAATGATATGCCAAGTTTATCGCTGCACCACCGGTGTTCCTGTTCCAACTGATAAATCCTGGGCGTCTAGAAATCCCTAAAGGAATTCGTCCATCCCTAGAAATGTGCTTCACACCAACTACATTAGGCTTTCTTCTAATATTAGGATTAACAGCGATCCTTGGACGTGGATATTGCATCAATGCTGCCTTGTTCTTAAAATAGAACCCTCCATCTCCAAAAATCATCATGTCAACCCAGTCACCTAGCGCAAATGCCATATTAACCCCTATACAATGTCTATCATGTATAGGAGAAAGATAAGGGGAGTATGCACTCATTGGGAGCTCCTTATCGTGGACCTTTTCAATGATCTCTTCCGGTACTCCAAATTGTAAAGGCATGGAAGGACCACCTCCAATGATCCAACACTCCCCTCCTTCCCACATCTTAGGAATCTGCCAGTTCATTTACTCTTTCAAAGAACTGATAAGCTTTTCAGCTTCCTCCTTTTTAACAGCTTTCTCGTTAACCTGCTTTCCATTATCGTCCAGCACGTCATACCAACCACCCCCGCGATGCTTCAATGTGTATTCCACGGGAACCGGTGGTGCTGCTTCTTCCTTCACTGCCGTTACTTCGGCAGCTTTGGCGGCAGCAGGACTTAAGGGTTGAATCATATCCCGAAAAGCCTCCGGGATCTCATCTAACCGTGCCTCAAAAACTTGATTGGGCTTGATTATTCGCCTTCTGCCTCCAATTGTAGCATGGAAGGATCCTCCTCCCAATTTACGCCACTTTAATACTTCTGTCGATTTTACTCGTGCCATAATTAAAGTATTTAAGATTCACTTGATTAGTGAATCAATGTTTACGCCATGTGAACAATACCGGTCCTGCCGTTCTGGTCGGAACGAATCTGCGGAACCTGGATTGTCATGACCTTGTACTTATTAACAAACCTGCCTTCTTCAGTCCATTCAACATTCTGCAGGGGCATGCCCTGTACCAGTCGAACC